ATAGCTTCCAAAATAAACTGTTTAAAAGTTTTCATTTTTATATTATTTAGTTTCTTTTATTTACAAATTCCTTCAACTCAGTAACATATTTTCTTAGTTCTTGTGCCTTATTTAGTATAACAGAATCTTAACCAAGAGTCAATAAGTATAAATACTAGTCTTTTATTTTTTTCTAAATAATTAAAATTGCTTCCCACCAATGTCAAGGGAATGGAATAATCCTACCAGAGAACCCTGGAATGGACCTATACACAGAATTCTAAAGGCAGTTGATAATCATACAAAATTATACCTTGAGACTGGTGATAAGTGGCACGAAGAGAAGGCACAGATATTAAGAGAATATGTTTCAGATCTTAAGGACTGGATTATTAAGGAAGAAAGGTTATAGATAAATACTTGTATCCATACATACCAGGAAAAAATGAAGAAACTTCTTTTAGTTCTTTCATTATTCTTTACTATTCCTTCTATTGCTGGTGAAATCACATCAAAAATTACTGATTCAATTCAACTGAACGTTCAGGGTGCTGCTGTTGTATCAGAAAGAATTGGAGCAACTTACAGTTCTTCTGGGTCAAATATTACATCAAGTGCCTTTGGTGGTATTGGTGGTGCCGGAACTTATACAATCAATACTGCCGGACAGGCATATGTATTCAGTGAAAGTCTAACAAGTGCCGATGCGATTGTGACTTCACAGACTGCTGCGTCTGGAACCATTGCTGCTCCTAATCTTTATGGTAATGCCACTACTCAGTTGGGTGGTGATAAAGGAACTCTTGCTGGTACTCTAACCCCTGCTGGTGTTCCTACCGTAACTGCTGGTGGTTCTGGTACAACTGCGACTGGTCAAAGAACCATTGAGTTAAGTGTATTCAAATGAGACATATCCTAGTGGGAGTATTCCTGCTAGGGTTTTCTTATCCTGCCCTAGCAAATCAAGTAGTACCTAACTTCACCAGAGGAGCTATTACATCAACCACAGAAACAACAACAAAAATCGTAGAAGCAATTCGGCAAGTTGAATACACAACTGGCACATCTTATACGGTAACTGGAACTAATATTAACATTCCTGGAAGTCCCAAACCTGAGACAAGTTATACCATTATGAATCAAGGTGCTCCATTTCAGTTTTCAGAAACAACCTTAGGACCTGGAATGTCAAAAGAAACATGGATAGACAGAACCACAGATCAAAAATCTTTAACAAACTCAGTATCTGTATTTACCCAATAGTTATTTTACTATTGACATCATCAGGTAAAACACAAACAGCACCAAGTAATACTAATATTGCTGGACCAAGTGCCTCTGCTTCTGGTAGTGTCACAAATCAGGCAGTACAAGTATTACAAGGTCCATTTGCTCTGAATACTTATGGTGGTGGAGTAAGTTGTCAAGGACCTACGATGAGTTTTGCTCCTTTTGCAATGACATCTGGAAGTGGTAGTAATGACCCAGAAACTTTTAAATCTTATAGTGGTAATGCTGGAGTAAGTTTTGGATTTAACTTTCCTCTTGATGGGTCACTACAAGAACTATGCAAGGATAGAGTAAGAGTTGAGATTTCTAGACAACAGGCAGAAGCAGATAAGGCACGATTAGATTTTGAATTAGTAAGGTTATTAAAGTGTGGAGAGGGTATTAAAAATGGTATTAGTTTTCATCCAGAAAGTCCCTATTATAAAATCTGTGCTGATATAGTTGTTAAATACCCAACCATAGCAGAAGCTTTGAGAAAATGAATGACATACCTAATATTAATATCAATAGTAATACAGTTACCAATATACCAAACAATTTGATAGGAATCCCGAATGGTCCAAGTATCATTCCTACAATAGATCCACCAGTCACTAAAGCAACAACACAATCAGTTATTCGTAATTTAGAGGCACCAGTTTTTCGTTTCACTGATCCATCTCTAAACTATCCCATATTGAATGTTCCTACTCAAGATGAATTTAATGCAGCAGTAGCAGCAGAGAAGAAAAAAAAACAAGAAGAAGAAAAAGAAGAAAAATCTAGAAAACTTTCAGATACTCCAATCATTACTAAACTACCTCAAATTATTCAACCTCCATATACGCCCCCTACTAATGGGGTTTCGGTTCTTCAGACCCCCCCAGTTGAGTTGCTCAACAATAATACCAACCTAGGAGTTCCTGTTATTGAAGTACCAATCATTGGACAAGTACCAATCCCACCTAAAGAACAAGTTCTTCTTGCTGGCACCACTGCTACTGCTAGTGTTGCTGCGGCTCTTATTGGCAAATCTATGGTTGAATGGATGGTAACAAAAATGAAACCTATCGTCAATCAAATATTTGTAAGAGGTAAGAAACTTCTCAACAAAGACCTTACTCCTTATGAAACACAAATTTTATTTGCTTTTGATAAAGAAGTAAAGATGAAGAAGATTACTAAACTACTCAAAAAAGAACAAAAGGTAGAAAAACTCAGACAGTTTAAAGAGTTTCATAACAAGTAGTTATTTCTTTCTTCTTTCTAATAATACATCAAAGTTTTTATCTTTTGTTCCTCCATCATACGCAAGAGCATACCCATCAGTAATCATTTGGTTGTTAAGGGATACATCTTCACCATTGATAAACAGATGACCGATGATACGACCATACTTCTCTGTACTATCTGGCAACTCAGTCTTGATTATAATATCTTTAGCAAATTCTAATCTATTTTTTATCCATTCTTTTGATTGAAGTCCAAGTGACTTTTCTTTAAGATTAGTTGTTCTACTCTCTGGAGTATCAATACCACCAAGACGAATTCTTTTTTCTAAACTTATATCAAACCCTAAGTCTATTGAGGCATCAATAGTGTCCCCATCAACCACTTTTAATACTTGTTTGATTCTATAAATGTATGGATCTTTATCAGACATTAGAAAGATAGTTTAAACTTCTCAATATTTAGTTTAGGAATAGGTAGTTTATCAAATGCTTTCTGGACTTGTTTCTCCACCACAGCACCCACGAACTCTTCTGGGTTGTCTAGAATTTTTTGTGCCTTTTGATATGTAATATAAGCACCATAACATAGTACTCCACTGATACTTAAACTAATGATTGATAATGCCAGTGATAATTGTTTCATTATGCTCTTGTGCGAGGTTGAACTTGACCTTCCAGAACCTCAACTCTTTCTTCAAGAGATACTTCTTCAGTATAATGTGTTGAGGGAGTTTCTATCACAAACTCTTTACGTGGTTCTTCTTTTTTTTCGTCATCTTCCTCTCCACTTTTTTTCATAGTGTTGATACCGAAGGTTGCGGCAGATGCGGTGAATACTGTTGCAATAAATGTAGGGTCCATTTTGGTAAACATACCAGCATAACTTGCAGTAAGTAGGGCAGCACTCCAACTCAAAATAATAATACGAATCAATTGCCCCATAGTATTTTCCCTTTTCTTGTTCATTTTACTTTGTGCGATGGGTTAACTTTTTTTCCAAGCTTCACCTTCTGCTTTTCTTCTACGTGCCAATCCTGATTCTACATTAGACCCAGGATTACGGTAGAGGTATAGAGCATCGGGAACTAAATCCCATTCTTTATTCTTCAATCGTTTAGTAATAGTATTAAAATCTCCAGATCCATAGAATCCAGCACCGAGATTATAAGCAAATGATAAAAGTGCTCCACGCTTACCATCAGACATCTCATTCCAGTATGGGATTTTACGAAGTGATGGAAGAAACTCTTTCTTACATTGAGCAATCAAAAGTTCATCTGCTTCTGCTTGAGTGAGAGTATCACCAAGATAAAATGGTGATCCATCTTTTTTACGTGTAGATCCCCAACCAATAGTGATTGGAAGATTACCAGATAGAGGATCTGGATATGCTTTGAGATGACATCCTTCAAACTCTTTGATGAGTTTTATACCCATCATAGTCATATCATCACCACCTACTACAGGAGCAGCAGGAGCAGATCCCTTACCACACTTTGAGCATCCTGTGGGTTCTGGTGAAGCATCCCCCTTTGCTCTATAAATCTCTGCCCAATCTGCATTATCTTCTAGATACTTGTTAGGTAGATTATCCTCTAACCATTGAATTCCTTTGATGTGGTTGGGGTTCTTCTCGTCGTAAAACTTAAAGAAGTTATGTAGATCGATTCGTGCCATTAGTTTTCTCCTTTATTAGTTAAAAATGCGACCCCAACCGTCATTGCCACCAGGGCACCAACGATGCTTGAGAACTGCTTTTGTATAAATGGTCTTTTTACCATTTTCTACTGGTCCAGTATAGTTATCATTCAAAGAACCATAAGGATCATTTACATAATAACCTTTCTTATCTGGAGTGTGTCCGATAACTACGCACATGTGGCCGCCCGTAGGATTAGATAAAGAACCACGATGTAGGATGCCAATAACAACAGGTTTGCCATTATCAATGCTTTTATCAATATCAGAAAAAGAAAGATTATAACTAAAATGCGACTGAA